ATCCAGTATAACCTCGTCAGAGGCTATCGGTACGATAACCACAGCAGTCTCTACTGTTGTACTAACACCAACCAGCATTCCTACCGGGGAAGCATTTGGGACAACGCAAGTGTTGCCCGGTGAGGTAGCTGAGCTGGTAGATGAAGGGATAGTAAGTGGGGAAGTCATAGGCACACCCACAGTAACTACTGGTGATATCACTCTTAACCTCACCAGTATTGCTTCGGGAGAAGCGATTGGAATCGCCACTAGCCAGCAAGGCGAAGTGACACGATCCATAACCGCTATACCTAGCGCAGAGACCATACCCAGTCCCACCATTGCAACTGGTGGTATCACTGTATCTCCTAGCGGTATAGCAAGCCAAGAGGCGATAGGCAGCATCACCCACTCGACCACAGGGTCGTTCTCTGTTCTGGGTATTCCCAGCGAGGAGGGTGTGGGTACTGTAACCCTACAGGCAGCAGTAACGGACGTACCAGTTCAGGGGATCACATCAGATGAAGCCTTTGGTACACCTAGCCTGTCCACTGGTATAATCACTCTGCTACCAACAAGCATCGGGGATAACTCGGCTGTTGGTACAGTAACAACGCAGGTTGGCGTAGCCACGATTACCATGCAACCTATTGCTTCCGCAGAGGTTGTCGGTACTGTAACGATTGTTACCGAGGAGTTGTTTATAACACCCAGTGGTATCCCGAGCGCAGAAGCTGTCGGGACTCCGGGGCTAGCGACTGGAGAAGTAACTGTCCAACCCACAGGTCTCATATCAGAGGAGACCATAGGGACAAGTACTCTCGGTCTGGGTACAGTCACTCGATCTGTCGGTCTTGGTATCGGATCGGAAGAAGTACTAGGCACTCCCACTATAGTGAGTGGCCTAGATGTTCTCGTCACAGGAATAGCGACTAGTAGTGCAATCGGGACTCCCACCTTTACGATGGGTGGGGTTACTATTAACCCACTCGGTATAGCAACAAGTGCTGTTGTTGGTGGAGTAACCATCTCTGGTGGTGATCCTGTAGCAACAGGTGTTTCTTGGTTTAAACGCCATGTGGCATCAAGCCCAATGAGCGGTCGCGGCGCAATTGGCCGCTATCACAAAAGGAACTACTGATGGTAGACTACGTAGACTTTTCAAAGCCTACAGCCGATCACTCCGTCTTGGTGGACGATCGTGGCGTTAGGCGTACACAGACTTTGTTCTGGGAGATGTCGCAAGCTCCCATGCGTAAGCGATATCCTCCGCTGTACACCCTAGCTCGTTATCCTCGGCACGGCCTTCCCAGTGCTTTCCAGATTTACATTGACTCTGTAGATGAGGCAGATGCTGCCCGCAAGCTTGTGGGCAGTGTCCTCCACTGGGATAAGCTGTGCTCCCTTAAATGGTTTGTCGAAGGCCATGACAACTTCGAGGGGATCAACCAGTGGCGTGAGGAAATGCGTAAGCGTGACCAGACTGCTGCTAAGTAAGGTTTCCAAGAAAGGTGGCAGGGGATACAAACCTGAACCTGACTCTCCAGAAAGTAAGATCGCAGAGCTGCATAAAAGGATTCAGAAATGAATGAAAAGTTGAGGGAGTTGCAGAACTTCTACAATAATGATATATGGGAATACGCCCAGTATGTCCTCCCTCACTTTCTTTTTGGGGACATCCACAGGAGAATCCTGTATGATATGGCGGACTCTGAGCGTGATAGTAATACTCTTATACTGCTACCTCGTGAGCATCTTAAAAGCGTAATGGCATGTGTGTACGCTACTTGGCGTATCGCAAGAGACCCAACGTACACCATCCTCTACACTACTGCTGATGAAGACCTTGGCCGTCTCCAGATGGAGATGGCTAAGAGTATTTTTGAATCGGATAACTTTAGTCTGATCTGGCCTGACCACTTCCATCCTGATGAAGGTAGACGATCCCGCTGGGCAGCATGGTCTATTAATGTAGACCACCCGCTCCGCAAGGAGATGAACATCCGAGATGAGACGCTTGTAGTCAAGACCATTAAGTCTGGTAAGACAGGCCGACACCCACGCGAGATCATCTTCGATGATATCGTTGTACCTGAGAATGCCTATACTGATATTGGCCGACGTGAAGTACGTGCTGCTGTATCACAGGCAGCCTCACTGGTAACTACAGGTGGTATCTTTACTGCGGTTGGTACTAGGTATCATCCAGATGACCAGTACAAGTTATGGGAAGAAGCTACCTTTGATGACTATGATGCAGAGGGCGGCTTCCTTGGTACGAAGCCTATGTGGCATGTGATCGAGCACAAGGTTGAGGATGTAGGTGATGGATCGGGTAACTTCCTCTGGCCTCGTGAGAAGTCACCCGTTACAGGTAACTGGTATGGCTGGGACGTTAAGTCTCTAGCACGTAAGCGTGCTGAGTACTTCTCCAATGGAGAGCACGCCCAGTACTTCGCCCAGTACTACATGCAGCCGAACGACCCAAGCAGTAACCGGCTTAGCCGGGATGACTTTAGGTACTACGATCCTAAGTATTTGAAGAACGAGCCTGACGGTTGGCACTACCGTGGTAACAGGCTAATTATTGTAGCTGCTATGGATACCGCGCAAACTGACGCATCAGCCAAGCATGCAAAGCAGGCAGACTTTACTGCTATCGCTGTAGTAGGTATGGACAGTGAAGGCTTTATCTACATACTTGATCTAGTCCAGTTTAAAACAGACAAGCGTTCCGAATACTACAAGGAAGTCAAGGCGCTATGGCGCTACTGGGGATTCAAACGTATCTTCGTAGAATCCACAGCTGGTGGTAAGTTTGTCGCCAAGGGGTTACAGGATAGTGTCAGGGAGGATGGTGGTAATCTTATCGTGGAAGGTAAGGCAGCACCAAACAATATCAGTAAGACTGAACGACACGAATCTGTACTCATCCCACGATACACCTCGGGCACTATTATGCACAAGCGTGGTGGCCTGACGAAAGAACTTGAGGATCAGGTAATTCTTGCCAGACCTCGCAATGACGATTTGGAAGATGCTGTAACCATTGCCGTGGAGAACTGCACACCGCCTATGCGTAGGCGTCATAGTAGTTCCTCCAGTAGAGCTAATGTTATTCCAGCACACACGCGGTTTGGCGGTAGGAGCTTTTAATGGCGAATCATTCAGTAGATGATGTGAGACTTTTTGAAGATGAGCATGTCCTAGCGACCAAGATTGCGTCGCTGTGGCATGAGTGGTGGACTGCCCTAGAAGGGGAGAGACGCTTGCGCGAGGAGATCAATGAGTTCCTATACGCAACGGATACTAGGACGACTAGCAACTCTCGTAACGCATACTCCCACTCAACCCACCGACCGAAGCTGGCCCAGATTAAGGATAACCTTATCGCCAACTATAAGGAAGGCGTTATGCCCGGCCAGCATTGGATGCGTTTTGAAGGAGAGGATGAGGAATCCTCAGATGATGAGAAGCGTCGAGCAGTGGAAGCGTACCTCGAAACCAAGCACAGGCAGATTGACTTTGAGAATATTGTCGAGGCGTGGTTGGATGATTGGGCTGGCGCAGCAGGGAATGCTTTTGGTGGAGTGACCTACGTCAATGAGACATACACAGACGAGGATGGTACGACGCATACGGCGTATACTGGCCCGATGCCATATCGAATTGATCCTAATGATATCGTATTTAATCTGACTGCACGATCATTCAAAGACTCGCCAAAGATTATCCGTACCATTAAGACTCTGGGTGAATTGAAACGTGATATCACGGACAAGCCTGAGCTTGGCTATGCACCGGAAGTATTCACCAAGCTAGTCGATGTACGTAACCGGACATCAGGATGGGGTGTTGAGGAATGGCGCAAGTATAAAGACCTACATGACTACGGCTTTGGTTCTGTAAGCCAGTACTTTAAGTCGGGCTATGTGGAGATTCTTGAGTTCTATGGTGATCTGTACGATACGGAAACTGACGAACTACACAAGAACGCTATCATCACTGTAGTTGATCGCAAGTACGTTCTCCGTAATGTGAGAAACACTACGTGGAATGGCTCCCCACATATCTACCATGTGGGCTGGCGCAGGCGCCCGAACAACTTGCTAGGCATGAGTCCTCTTGCTAATCTTGTTGGTATGCAATATCGCATCAACCATCTTGAGAACACGCGAGCTGACGCCTTTGATCGTATCGCCCACCCTGACCGGGTGGAGATTGGTATGGTAGAGACGGATACTGGAGAGGATGGTACGCGGACATGGTATGCACCTGACGGTGGTGATGTTAAATATATTGCACCTCCAGCTGCTGTACTAAACGCAGACATCCAGATTGCAGAGACTGAGCGTGCGATGGAAGAATATGTAGGTGCCCCTAGCGAAGCTATGGGTATCCGATCACCCGGTGAGAAAACCAAGTTCGAGGTACAACATCTCGATACTCGCTCTAACCGAATCTTCCAGAATAAACTTATCACTTTCGAGCGATTCCTAAAGGACGTCGTTAATGCAGAGCTAGAGGTTGCTCGTCGTAAT